GGCTCAAACGTATGTCTGTTAGGGAAAAACTTACGGAAAATTTTTACAGGGATGAATTTGAATGTAACTGTGGGTGTGGTTTTAATGAAATCAATTTCGATTTGGTAAATAGAATACAGAGGGTGAGAGAAGCATATGGTCCTATCAGCATTTCTAGTGGCTGTCGTTGCGAGAGTTGGAATAAAGAGGTTAATGGATCAAGGCATTCAAGTCATCTTAAAGGGTATGCGCTGGATATTCTTTGCGGTAATTCTAGGGACCGTTATCGCTTGCTTCTCAAATTGAATCTATTTTTTGACCGCATAGGAATTCAGAAAAAGTTTATTCACGTTGACACAGATGCAGGGAAGATATCGGAGTCCTGTTGGGTCTACTAAAAAGGAGAAAAAAATGGAAGGTGTTATGAGTATGCTTCAATCGCTGCCGTGGTGGGACACATTTACAACGGTGGTAGTAATTGCATCAGGTATTACCGCAACACTACAGGATCGGTATGCAGAAAAAATACCAATCATAGGTAAAATATGGCCGATTATGAACTGGTTGAGCTTGAATGTGGGCCACAACGAGAATAACCGCGATGGGGTGATCCCAAAGGGGTAAACAGATGAGCTTAACCTTGGGCATGATATTGGGGCTTGTGGGCATGATAGGGGTTGGTTTCTGGTGGGCATATAGAAACGGACAAAAAGCAAATCGCTTAAAGCAAATGGAGGAAGGGCAGCGTGTTCTTGAAAAAGTTAACCACTACAACCTCAAGGTGGATCAAAAAACAAAAAAGGATATTGCTAACGGTGGCCCTCTTACAGCTCCTTGGCTGCGGAGGAGGCACTAGTGTCTTATACCCGTTACACGCACGGCCAGCATTACCACTGGCGGTGTTGGAGCCTGATAAAATTTTTTTAACTTGTGGGGATGACTATTACTGTATTGCACCAGAGTATCTTGAAGATCTCAGGAGGTTTCTGATTGAGCAGTCTGCGGTCATAGAAAAATATGAGCATAATATTGAGTTGCATAATTCTTCTGTTAACTAGCGTTTCATCAGATGCCGCACCAGAGGTTCCTGAGCTTGACCAGCTTGTTGGCCCTCCGTCAATACAGCAGGATAAAAATGGAGGCCACTTTGCACTATTTGATTATGGGGGACTGTATTTCAAGTATGAAATTTCGCAGTTGCCAGTCCCATTTCCGCAGTGTGATGCTGTCCGTAAAATGGAGAAAGAGGTGGCAATAATTGGGAGTAACCCCAAGGGTTATATCTTTTTTGTTAAACCGCACCCGACTGCATTTAAAACAGATCACGGTACGCTATGGAATGAAATTATGAAAAGGACGGGAAATTATGAATGACAAAAATATGGATAGCCATGTTAGGCGTTGGGAGAGATGGTCCAGATATATGCTGAAGAAATTTAATTATATAGAAAGCGAGTCTTACGTCCAATACAAAAACTTACTACTGGGATACAGAATTTATGACAATTAACTTCAAGAAAAAAAAGAAGAAACCCCCTGCAAAACCTGATAGAAAGCCAACAGGATATTGATAAGGAGAATATTATGATGACAATGGATAGGGTTGTTTGCTTTACGGTTGGATGGTGTGTAGCTGCCATTTTCTACTGGCTGGTGTGAACTTTAATTTCATAGAGGACTTGGGATGGGAATTGAGGAGCCGCCAGAAAGTGAAGAAGATAAGATAAGGGAACCTCTCCTCAATAAGCTGAAGAGAGCCTTGGTGAGAGCTGGAGATGATGAAGCAATCTACAACATAATGCTTAATAAGCCGCTTGAAACTTTAAAGTTGATGGCAACCTTGGAGCCTAAGCAGATAAAGCATGAAACAGATTTCAGAATCCATTGGGTAGAAGCTCCTAAAAAAGAACCTTTGCCAGTTATAGATGTTCAGGTAATAGACGAACTGGACCAGATTGCCGAGGAGATCGAGGATGTTAACGGTTGAGGAAAAAAAGAAAGGAAAATGCCTTTGGACTCCAACGGGAAAACAGACCGAGTTTTTAGGATCTTCTTTTGACGAAGTACTTTATGGAGGAAGTGCGGGTGGCGGAAAATCTGATGCCCTTTTGATAGATATGCTGGGACTGGACCAGAAATCCTTAGCATGGCCAAGATACAGGGCCATACTATTCAGGAAAACTTTTCCAGAATTAAGTGAGTTGGTTGACAGGTCCAAAGAAATATACCCGTCAATATTTCCAGGGGCTGTGTATAACACAACGGATCATGAGTGGAGGTTCCCAAGTGGGGCTAAAATTCTATTCAGTTACATGGATAAAGATGAGGACAGATACAAGCACCAAGGAAATGAATATCAATGGGTAGGTTGGGACGAATTAACTCACTGGGCAACTCCAGTCTGTTATCGGTATTTACAGTCGAGAACACGTTCAATCAACCCGAATATAAAATGTTTTACAAGGGCAACAACAAACCCCGGTGGTAGAGGTCATGCTTGGGTCAAGGATCATTGGAGAATCAAGAATGATGGTAGCCACTCAAAGTTTGTTCATGTAGATAAATTCGGGAATAAAGAAGCCCGTTCATACAGGCAGTTCATACCAGCGAAGCTGGACGATAATCCATATCTAAGTGATAGCGGTTATCGTGAAATGCTAATGAAGCTGCCAGAGAAAGATCGAAAGAAACTTCTCGATGGCAGATGGGATGTAACGGAAGGACAATTTTTTACGTCATGGGATCCAGCTAGACACATTGTAGACCCCTTTGTTATTCCTCCTGATTGGCCAAGATGGAGAGGCATGGATTGGGGGAGTACCAAGCCTTACTCGGTAGGATGGTTCACGGTGGATCCAGATGGAGTCATTTATTTATACCGTGAGCTTTATGGTTGGGGTGGTGAACCCGATGTTGGCACAAAGGAATCGGTCAAACAAGTTGCGAAGAAAATACATCATTTTGAAAGACACGAAAAAGCCAAGGGGATTGAGTTCAGAAATAATCCAGCGGATTCATCTTGTTGGTTTTCAAAGGGTGAGGGAATAACAATAACGGAACTTTTTCGCAGGGAGGGAATAACATGGAGGGCTGCCAAGGGCGGTCCAAATAGTAGAATCAATGGTTGGTGGGTTTGCAACCAGATGCTTGTTGAGGGTACTTTTAAAGTTTTTTCCAACTGCAAGCACTTTATCAGGACTGTTCCTACTCTTCAAATAGATGAGACAAAACCCGAAGATGTGGAAACAAAGAACCAAGAAGATCACTCCGCTGATATGTGGCGATACGCGATTCAGGTGGTCCACAAATATCAAAAGAAAGTCTTGGAAAAACCCAAAGCTGGGTATATGACGTTTGATTATATTATCAATTTAGATGAAAAGCAGGATGAAAAGTCTGTTTACAGGCTTTAACTAAACAACAAAGGAGATTCACCAATGTTAAAAATGAATACCGTAGTATCAGCACAAGCAACAACGGCAACGGGATCAAGTGTAGAACAATCCCAAACCCCCTACTTGCCTGGAACAACTGTAATTTCAGTTATTCAGCCAGCAGCATTTTCTGGCACGGCCATCGTTCAAGGTTCTGACGATAACTCTACATGGACAACCTTGCATACATCTGGAACTTTGTCCACGGGTAGTGAAATGCAGTTTGCCCAAGTGACCTTGCCGAAGTATGTGCGTTCAAACGTGACCAGAACTGCTGGTAGCGTATCTATGTATATTATGAACGCTGGTTAAGAGGGTAGATGATGGATGACATTCAATCGGAAGTAGAGGGAGTTTACAAGCAAAAGAGCTTTGAGGGGCCAGATTCATCCGAAGAAACTACAAAGGGTGAAAAGTCCTTAGCACAGCTTTGGACTGACAGGATAGAGTCTGCGCGGATCAATCTGGCTCCCCATCGTGACAAGATTGCCCAGATGCGTAAATACGCAAAAGGGGACCAGCACGATGACGGAAGTGAAATGCTTGTGAGGGCTAATCTGATTCACGCTCATATCAGGCGTTCTGTAAATCAGACCTATGCCCGAAATCCAAAGTTTTCTATTGTTCCGACTGAAAACATCGACTCATCTGCTTACAAAAAGATGCGGTTGTTTGGTAAGACTTGCGAGATAGTTCTAAATCGTTTTCTTGACGATGCTGGATTGAAGCGCAGGGCTAAGTCTGCTTTAAGGGCATCCAAGACAACTGGCATCGGCTGGGTAAAGGTGTATTACCAGACACAAAAGGAACCTGATCCAATCATTGTTAATAAGCTCCGTGATACAACGGATGATTTGGCTAGGATGAAATACCTCCAATCTGAATCAACGGATCCCAAGACAATGGAGATTAGGGAACGCCAGATGCTGGAAATCCAGCAGTACGCAGATTCTCTCAGTAAAGAAAAGGATATGGTTGTTTCAGAGGGGTTAGTCATTGACCTTGTTGATTCAAGTAATATTCTACTGGACGTATCCACGATCAGAAACTTTGACGATTACCAGTTTGCACCGTTTATTGCGGAGGCAATCTGGATGAGTAGAGAAGAAGCCGAAGTCAGGTGGGGTAAAATTCCTGCTGGGACAAAGGATTATTCTATGAGTAGAAAAGAAGCTCATCCCAATAAAATAGGTGCTGATCGTAAGACAGTAGATGAGGGAAGGCAGGATCTTATTAAGGTGTTTGAGATACATGATCGGCAAAATAAACTTGTTCATTATCTACCTGATGGGGCATCTGAATTTTTACAGGAGCCGATCTCCCCAACATTTGTAGGAGAACAATGGTTTCCCTATTTTCCGCTGGCGCAGAATCTTGTTGACGGGCAGTTCTATCCCCTCTCTGACGTTTCTCTATTGATGGAATTGCAGGATGAGCATAATTCGGCAAGGACCAGATTTAAGGAACATAGGGACATTTGCATACCGCATTGGGTTGGTAAGCGCGAAGAGGTCACAGAAAGGGACGGCAATGCAATTAAAGATGCCACCGCTGGGGAGATTGCTCTCATTGATGGCATATCGGGGCAACCTATTAGAAACAGTGTTGACGTATTTGCGCCACCACCGATTGATCCTGCGGTTTATGACACTTCACATACGGAACGCGATATCGAGAAGGTTGTTGGGGGCGGTGAGGTTACTCAACCCAAGAGTAATAGATCGCGTACATTGGGCGAGGCTCAAATGCTCTCTCAAGATATGCAGGGTCAGGTTACTGCTGATACAGATGAGGTTGAAGACTGGTTCTCGAAAATAGCTAAACACGTTTTAGAGTTGCTACTGCAAACCCTAACCGTGGAACAAGTTGTTTCAATAGCCGGACCAGAAAGCCAAATTGAAACGGATCCACAGACCAATATGCCAACTGGTGAAATGTCTGATGGAGTTGTATGGCCAGCGAATGAATTAAACAGGGGGGAGATATTTAATCTCCTCAAACTTCAAATCCAGGCGGGGAGTTCTGGGAAACCTAACAAGGAGAAAGAAACCCAGTTATGGACTCAATACGTCTTGCCTAAGATGACAGAACTTATTAATACCGTAGCTCAACTAAGAGAAGCCAAGCAGGATGACTTGTCAGAATCTTTAATAAGACTCGCTCAGGAAACTCTAAGGAGACTAGATGAAAGGTTTGATGTCGAAGAATTTCTTCCAAGGCAACAAGAACAACAGCCAACACCTCAAGAAATGGCGCAAATGCAACAAGCACAAGAGTCACAACAGTTGCAAATCGAAGAACTTAAAG